GCTAATGCGTTTACGAAACTAACAATCATATTTGCAAACGCCCCGACAAGTTTTGGTGCATTGGCAGCCAACGATCCGAGTAATGCAACCATCATGTTAGTAAAACCTAGAATCAATTTTGGCGCATTTGTGGCGATAGCTGCCATCAATGCCAACATCATTGCGGTAATCTGTGCGGCAATGATTGGTGCGTTCGTGATAACTGCGTTTGTGAATGAAATTAAAATTTGAACGAATGACGCCATGAGTTGTGGTGCATGGGTTGCGATTGCCGTTGCAAATCCTGTAAAGATTGAAATGAATGATGCGGCCAACTGTGGGATTGCCGTTACTAATCCATTCAAGAAACTGGTTAACATCGCTGCGAATCCTGTTCCAATGTTAGCCATAACTGGAACAATGTCGTTCATGTGTCCGGACAACAATACAATTGCTTGCGATAATTGGTTAATCCCTAATCCGAATGCGGCTACCCCAGCACCGATTGCTAATACGGCAGCACCGAATACTCCAATACCAACAGCATTAGCTGTCAATGCTGGCCCTAATAGTGCGAATGCACCTCCGAGAGCTACAATTCCAATTGCAAGGGCAGCCATAGTTTTTTGTGCACCACTACCAGCATTAGATAATCGAATTGCTGCATCGACCAATACACTGATACCTTGTGCCGCAGCGTAAACTCCTGCACCAATTAATGCAATTGCCGCACCCATTTTCAAAAAGTTAGCCGCTGAAGCCGCTGCAGCACTAGAACTTGTCTTTGTTGCAGCTCCCAATGGCGTTACTCCTGCGGTTGCCGTTTTACTTGCACTACCAATCCCCAACAATCTACCAGCAAGACTAGCACTTCCCGTAACCATGCTTCCAAGTCCTTTTGCTGCACCGACCGCAACTCCTGATATTTTACTAGCAGCAGTAATGAATCCACCTGTTGCTGTAACAGCTGGTCCAATTACTGGCGATAACCCAATAAAACCTCTTGCTACTTGTGCAATACTGCTATTGCTTTTGGTTGCCCACGTAAGGGTTTTGTTAATCATGTCGATCATTGCACTGTTAACACCGCCTTTTGCAGCGAGTGACTTATTACGCAACGATTCCCAATTACCACCAATTTGCTCAATCTTAGAACCGACATTTTGTTGCATGTCTTTAGCTTGACTTGACAAAAACTTGTTAGCAACGGCAGCGGAACTGCTTGCACCATCTTGTGCTTTAGCATAAGCGTCCCATGAAGTAGCCGTACTTCCTGATTTGTCATTAACTGAATCGAGTAACGGAAGCATTGCTTGCATACCAGCAGTGTTGAACATCGTTTTGAGTGCTGCCGTTTTTTGTGAAGCACTCATGCCATCGGTAGCTGCAGCAACTTCTTTAAGAATAGTCGGAAATGGTTTCATGTTACCTTGTGCATCGGTAAATGACAATCCCAATTTCTTCATTTCTCCCGCAGCCTTATCTGAAGGTGCTTCCATTTGAATGATAGCATGGGCTAAATCTTGTGAAGCACGCTGCGCGGTAAATCCTTTGTTTGTCAATAGACCAATAGATTCGGTCATGCTTCCCATACTGAATTTTGCTTGACTAGCAACCCCACCGATATTTGCGATAGCACCGGACATGTCTTCAATACTTGCATTAGATAAATTGGCCGTTTGAGTAAGAATAGCCGCTGCCTGTGCTGGCGACTTTAGACTTTTACCCCAAATGTTCATGGCTTGCTGAACCGTACCGGCCGTTGTTTGCAAATCTGCACCAGTTGCAGTTGCTGCTTCCGCAATGGCTGGGAACTCCTTGGTGATCGTTTTAATAGATGCACCATCTTGTGCCATTGAAACCATGGCATCGGCTGCATCTTGTGCGCTAAGTGGTAATTCAGCACCCATCTTGTTAGCCATGTTTGCTAATTCGCCAATATCTTTAGACGTACCACCAGCAACAATAGCGGCTTTATTAAGTGACTGCTGGAACGTCCCATAAGACTTTAGTGCGTTAACACCCATTGCAGTTGTCGCTGCACCGGCCGCCATGGTTGATTTCCCAACTGTACTCATGGCACTTGACACTCTACCGCCCAATCTTGATGCACCGTTAGTCGCATTTGTGGTGCTTGAAGCCATTCGTGACATTGCTGAAGTATAACCTGATATATCAGCTGTAAAAATAGCTGCTACTTCTGCCATATATTATTCACCTCCGCGGTTAAATAAATCGTTGATTCGTTTAAGTGCTTCAAGACCAGGCTTTTTACGGCCTTTTTTATTTTGAACTACTTGTTCTTCTTCTTTTTCTAATTCTCGTTGCATTTTTTTAATTGTTGTTCTCGGTTTCTTAGCATTTGTTACCCCAGCATTGAACGCAGCCAACTCTAAATTATTGCGCCTCTCATCGATATTTTTTAAAGTTGCCCCATCAAGGATAGCTTTCGCTTCCCATAGATATAAAGAAAAGGGAATCTCCGGATCGGAGATTCCCTTACGTGCAAAGTCAATTAGGAGAGACTCTTCTTCATTTCTTCCAAAGTATCTTTGATCGCTTTGGCTTGAGTTCTCTCTTCTGATGTTTTTTGTGGAAGGGATGTTAGATTCTTTTCCACCAAGTCTGTCCAATGTTTCGCGGCGCGACGGAAAAAAGACGACTTTTCAAGTTCTGCTTGAAGATTCTTGTAAAGTTCTTCAAACTTATCACCATCTGAATAATCACTGTCGATCAGATCTTCAATTTCATAATCCTTTTTATCAGTGATTAATACGCGCAATGCGTTGTATACGGCTTCGTTCTCATCACCAGTTACGAATTGTAACCATAATTGGCTTGCACCATCTTTCGCTTCTGCTTGCGTGCTAAGTAATGCGTTGGCACGAAATAATGCTTTAAAGTTAAATTTAACCTCAGTATCGCCGATCTTCATATTTCGTTATCCTCCTAATTGATTAAACGCCAGAAGCAGGTTTAGGGTCTGCTTCGGTAGTATCAGTAAATTCGCCGGTCTTTTCACCTGGGCGTTCGTAATCGTATAATGCTTGTAATGATTGAACTTCTGTATCAGTTAATGGGAATGTCCCATCAACCAACTTTCCTAAAATGTTAATCGTCCAATCAATTTCAGAGAATGAATCCTCGTCTGAAATATCAGCACTATCAACGATGCCATAGCCGAACATTGCTGGGTATGCACTGTGGTCGTCTTCAGTAACGGCCAATCGTTTGTCAACGATAACACGCCACACTTTAATCTGTTTGCCATCATGCTTGGCCTTGATGATAGCATCTGTTGCTTCATCTCCAGGCACCATGTAAGACGTTACTTCGATCGAATCTTCATTCGTTGATGGTGCGACAATCCGCCCCATTTTAGTTTGTTCATCAAGTGAATCACCTTCAATTGATGTGTCGCCAGATTCTTGATGGGCTGGTAAAATACCAGGCGCACCGATTGGTGCATCTACTGATTGTAGAAAATACCAAACATCTTTGCCACGATAAGGTGTGTCTTTTACGAATTTTACACCGTTGTTAATTGTTGCCATGTTTTATCCTCCTTAGATTGTGAACGTGACTAAAAACATTGCTCGTCTTATATCACGCCCTGTACTTGTGTCAACCATTGTTTGCGTAGTTAGGCTGTCCCAACGAATCGTCTTACTGATCGAATTTTTAACTTTATTAACCAACGTCTCAAATTCAACAACAGAAATTGTATTCTCACAATATAAATCAATTTGTTGGTTAACTTGGTTAAGCATATCGGTCTTAGTTGAATTGTCGGAATCGGTATGAACGTTAACATGTAAGAGTGGTAGGGCATCATTGACACTTGGCTGCGTAAATTTAACTTTTAGTCCACCAGCCGTGCATGTGCTTCTTAGGGTTAAATACCATTCTGATAATGTCATGAAAACTTCACCGCCTTTGCTAACTCACGCTTTACTTCAGAAATGAAATACGGGCGTGCATCAACAACACCAACTCGCATAAATGGTTTAGCACTCATTTTGTAAGTACCGTATTCATTATAGCTTGAATATTCAGCACGCGCAACGTATCGGCCACTAACTGTTGAACCTGAAGCCTTAATATAATCAATGTCAATGTTATTACGCATATAACCAGTGTCAACACGTGCATTTCGTTTAGAAACTTCTTGTGCTTTTGATAGTGTTGACTTCATGGCATGTTTTGTTGCTTCTAATGACACTTTAGGCGCAACATTGAACTCTTTCATTAAATTATTAAGTCCATTCCATTTTATGCTAAAATCATTTGCCACAAATCAACACCGTCACTTTCCGCTGGCGATACGAAGTAACGATCGATTGTTCGATACCATCAATTAATATACGGTTAGGCGTATCAACATTGTTTTTTAAGTGTACTTCATATGCAGTTTTCTTCAATAATCCATAAGTCGCCAGTTCTTGAACATCTGTAATTGGAATAATTGTAGAGGGAACATCATTGACAATTCGTTTGTTAACCTCACCAGTTAATTCATCAACCGGACCCGTTAAATAAATCAACGTTACTCGATCATTATATCTCATTACACGAACCTCATTCCAGAATTGCGACGCTTATATGACTTGCGATATACGTCTAACACGTCAGAATAATCCGACAAATCAGCAGGCGTTTCCCACGAATTTGACACATTACCCTCACTCGAAGATTCTTTCCCCTCATCGCCAATCTTGTTGTAAATTTTAATCACAATATCTTTGATAACGAAGTCCAATCCAGTTGGCAGTTCTGATTGAATCAATCCATCTTGATTGACATATGCCAATACACGTGCTTGCACATCGGTAATAATATCAGTAATCAAATCATCTTGCTTTGTGTCTTCAATACCAATTCTTAATTTAATCGAATCTAGTAATGCCATTTTAATCACTTCCATTCAATATATAAATAAAAAGCGCAACCGTAATCGGCTACGCTAATTATATCATTTTTAAGCTTCGGTAACAGTAACGGCAACGCTAGAAGTTAATGAACCACTTGTTGCGGTTACGGTAGCCGTACCAGCA